ATCATTCACCTGCAAGGAAGTTCTGTGGAGCGCAAGCTCTACAAGATGTTGCAAAACAAAGTTGATATTCATGAGGAGCTAGTTGGTCTTTACAAAGAGGAGATGCAAAATGAATCTTGAAGAGCAGGTAATGTTGGACCTTGAAACTTTCGGTAACGGCAGCAATGCCATGATTGTCGCGATCGGCGCATGTGACTTTGAACTGAACCACAAGTTCTACACTGTGATCGACCCGACAAAATCGACCGGAGACATCGACGCGAGCACTGTGGTGTGGTGGTTGTCGCAAAACGAAGCGGCGCGATCTGCATTGACTGTTGCGCGTGAAGCACTGCATCCGGCGTTGGCTAAGTTGGCGGCATGGTTGCAGAACCGGGGGCGCGATGTATGCATCTGGGGTAACGGCGCTACGTTTGACAATGTAATTCTTGCCAACGCATACAAGCGGCACGACATGCCTGTGCCGTGGAAGTTCTGGAATGACCGGTGCTTTCGCACCCTGAAGACGATGCACCCGCAAGTGCAGCCGCCGGTCCGCGAGGGGACGCATCACAACGCACTGGATGACGCAGTCTTTCAAGTTCAATACGCCCGTAAGATTCTGGGGGTGAGCAATGAGTAATGAACTCGGAGCGGACAAACTCGTCAAGGTCTTCATCAAAATTCGCGATGCTCGCGAAGCACTGTCCCGCAAGTATGAGGAGGAAGATGGAGCGTTGAAGGAGCAGCAGGAGACTATCAAGCATGAGCTGATGGAACGCTGCAAAACTGTTGGTGCAGATAGTCTCAAGACAGAGTTCGGCACCGCTACCCGCACAGTTAAGACCCGCTACTGGTCCAGCGATTGGGGTGCGATGCACGCATTCTGCAAGGAGCACGATGTGCTTGATCTGATGGAACGCCGCATCAGTCAGGGCAATATGAAGGCATTCTTGAAAGACAACCCGGACATCAAAATTCCGGGTCTTAATTCGGATAGCTTTTACGACATTACCGTTCGGCGCAGCACGTAATTAACCAAGGAGAAGCAAGCATGGCAAATGAAATGACGCTGTTCAAAGATGGCAATCAACTCCCGTCCTACCTCAAGAATCGCGAGATGGACGACGTCACCAAGAGCCTCATGGGCGGTGGCTCGCTGGCCAAACGTATCTCGATCAAGGGCGGCGTGTGGCGGTTGATGTCCGGTGGCAAAGAGATCGCGGTCAACGAAGACCGGGCGATGAACTTCATCATCGTCAACGCGGCACCCAAAGTTGGCCGCACCTACTACGAAGGCACCTACGACCCGGATGCGGAGAAGGCTGCTGCCCCGGCGTGCTGGTCGGCAAACGGCGAGACCCCGGACGCTTCCATCGAGGCTCCGCAGTCCAAGACCTGCGCCACCTGCCCGCAGAACATCAAGGGCTCCGGTCAGGGTGACTCCCGTGCGTGCCGGTTCAGCCAGCGTGTGGCTGTGGTGCTGGAGAACGATCTGGGGGGTGATGTGTTCCAGCTGTCGCTGCCCGCTGCGTCGATCTTCGGCAATGGCGAGAACGGCAAACTCCCGCTCAACGCGTATGTGAAGTTTCTGGCAGGCTTCAACGTGCCGGTCACTGCGGTCGTTACGGAAGCGCGGTTCGACACCAACGCGGCCACCCCGAAGCTGACGTTCAAAGCCGCCCGGGCGCTGACTGAGGCTGAGTTTGAGCAGTGCAAACAGGCCGGTCAGTCCGCCGCCGCCAAGCAAGCGATCACGTTCACGGTATCCCAGCAGGATGGGGTGAAGCAGATTGCGCAGCGCGACGAGGAGTTCCGCAGCAACGATAAGCCTGCCACGAAGAAGGCGGTCGAGCCTGAGCCCGATCCGCGTGCCGGTGCTGTAGGTGCGGCGACCCCGCCCGACGAGGAAGCGCCGACCAAGCGCACGACCAAGGCCGCGACACCCGAAGCAAAGAAAGATGCCAAGGCCCTGTTGGCTGAGTGGGACGACTGAGTTCAGGTGGTCCGGGGGTGGGGACGCTCACCCCCATTTTTTCTTTGAACGGGTCACCTATGCAAACAAGAACAGAATTCCTGCAGGCCATACTGCCTGCCGAGGGGGTCTACGTCGCGGTTGCGATCGATGGGAAACGAGTAGCGCAGACGTTCCACGATTCGATAGCCGACCTTGAGGCCCGCTGTACCGCACTGGTTGAGGAGAAGAAAAACATATATTACGCGCTGGCGACGTTCAATACCGCCAGCACCCGCACCACGGACAACATGAAGCTGATCCGGTCCCTGTTCGTTGACTTGGACTGTGGTGTGGACGAAGAAGGCAAGAAATACGTCACACAGGCTGAGGCCGTAGCCGCCCTGCGCGAGTTCACCAAAGACATGCGGTTGCCTACGCCGTGGGTGGTGAACTCGGGTCGCGGTATCCACGCATACTGGCCCCTGACGGAAGCTGTCACCCGACTGCAATGGAAGCCGGTGGCCGAGAAGCTGAAGCAGATGTGCGCCATCAAGGGGTTCAAGGCTGACCCTGCCGTGACGGCTGACGCCGTGCGGGTGCTGCGGATGCCGGGGTCGTTTAACGTCAAGGACAAGGCCAACCCGCTGGCGGTGGAGGTGCTGAAGGTTGGGGCGATCACGCCGTTCGACGAGTTGCGGCAGCTGCTGGGGGTGTCGGAGTTTGAGGTATCCGCTGTCAAGCGCCCGATGGACGAGGTGACCAAGGCCCTGCTGGCTAACCGGCCCTCCTACTTCAAGGACATCCTCCAGCGCAGCGTGGCGGGGGACGGCTGTAACCAAATCATGCACGCCGTGGGTAACCAGTCCAGCATCCCGGAGCCCCTGTGGCGGGCGGTCTTATCGGTAGCGCAGCACTGCCACGATCGGGACAAGGCCATTCATGTTGCGTCGCGGCAACACCCGGACTACGACCCGGACGAGACCGAGCGTAAGGCACAAGCCACCAAGGGCCCCTACACCTGCGCGTCGTTCCAGAAAATTGATCCCACATTGTGCGAAGGCTGTCCGCACTTTGGGAAGATCAGTTCCCCGATTACGCTGGGGGCGGGCCGGGTGCTGGAGGCCACGCAGGAGGACCGGACGGTTGAGGTGGTGCTGCCGGAGTCTACTGAACCTGTGTTGTATGAGATACCGGCTTACCCCTTCCCGTTTTTCCGGGGCAAGAATGGCGGCGTTTACGTCCGCGAGAAGGTGGAGGACAAGAAAACCGGGGCGACCCACGAAGAAGACACCTTGATCTACCAGCACGACTTCTATTTGGTCGCACAGATATCCGACCCCCACGACGGGGCGACCGGGCTGTTTCGGGTTCACTTCCCGCAGGATGGGGTGAAGGAGTTCTGCGTGCCGCTGTCGGATATGCTGGCCAAGGATCGCTTCCGTGACGCAATCGCAACCGTGGGTATGTGCCCACAGGGTTCACAACTGGACAAACTTATGGCGTATTCAAACTACTGGGTAAACACCTATCAGAAGTCGAGCCAATCCAAGCTGGGCCGCGTGCAATTTGGCTGGGCGGACAACAACCAATGCTTCATCGTTGGCGATCGGGAGATACGGGCAGACGAGATTCGCTACAGCCCCCCGACCATCACCACGGTTGACGTTGCCGCGAAGTATCAGAAGGCAGGCACGCTGGAGGGCTGGCAGAAGATCGCCAATTTCTACAACCAACCCGGCATGGAGTTGCAGCTGTTCTCTTTGCTGGCAGGGTTCGCCTCACCTCTGATGCCCTTCACCAAGACGCAGGGCGGCGTAATCAGTTTGCACTCGGACAAGGGCGGCACCGGTAAGACTACTCTGCTGTGGATGGTCAACAGCATCTTCGGCCACCCCAAGGACACCTGCCTGATCCTGCGGGACACCGTGCTGTCGAGGCTGAACCGGGTAGGTGTGCTGAACAATATCTCCGCGACGACCGACGAGATCACCAACGAGATACCTGAGAACTTGTCAGCGTTCATCTACGACACGCTGCACGGCAGGGCCCGGAACCGGATGAAGTCCTCCTCTAACGTGGAGCGGGTCAACAAGTCAACGTGGAACAACATCAGTCTGGTCACCGGCAACGCAACGATTGGCGACAAGCTGCGGCTCCTCAAAGAAGACCCGGACGGCGAACTGCGCAGGCTGCTGGAGTTTGAAGTGACGCTCCCCATCAAGATCAGCAAGGCAGAATCAGACGATCTCTTTATGCCGTTGGTGGACAACTATGGGATTGCTGGTGAGGTATATATCCAGCACCTGCTCACCAAGACCGATACGATCCACGACACGTTTCGCAAGGTGCAGCTGAAGCTCGATGCGGCGGCTGGGTTACAGCAACGGGAGCAGTATCAATCGGCTACTTGCGCCGCCATCCTCACGGCGGGCATCTATGTGATGGAGTGCGGGGTCATGAACCTGACATCCGCCGACATGAAGCGGCTGTATCAGTGGGTGGTGAATTACCTGATCGAGTTGAAGGAGAAGACTGTCAACGACACGGTGCCGCTGGACGAGGTGCTGGGCCTGTTCCTGTCGAACCATGTCAACGACACATTGATCATCAAGGGTAACCCCACGCTGGGTAACATGTTGGACGCCCCCATCCGGGAGCCGCGAGGAAAGCTGCTGATCCGTTATGAGCCGGATACCAAGGAGTTGTGTGTCAGCGTGCCCAAGTTCCGGTCGTTCTGCGCTCACAGGCAGGTGTCATACGATTCCGTTCTGTCTTACTTCAAGCGGGAGGGCAAGTTCCGGGAGGTCACTCGCAAGCGGCTGGGTAAAGGCACCCATATATCCGCCAATGAGCGTGTGATCGTGTTCGCCAACATCGACGAGGACTTCGTTGGAAATGCAGACAAACTTGCAAGTTCTGGGGCTACCAATCCAGATTGAGTGGGAAAAGCTGTTGATCGGCGCATCCTTCTTTGTCCCGGTGCCGCTTGGCATATCCCAGCAACTGCGAAAACAACTTACGGCGGCTGCAGCCAAGTATGGCTACGACCTGCTGATCGAGGAGGTAGTGGAGAAAAACCTCACAGGGCTTCGGGTTTGGCGGACCCGCTAGGGCGTGGTAGTATCCGCCTGACGCTGGATTCCTCCCCAGACGTCGCTTCTCCTCTGTTTACCCCCGGCGCAATGCCGGGGGTTTTTTACTCCACCCCACCCGCAACAGCCTCTTTGATCTGATTGCGCAGACGTTTGTCGATCTGCACCCCGTAGATGGCCTCGCGCTCGCGCTGCTCCCGCCCACGGATGGACTGCCGGATGGTGTCTTGGGTGATCCGCACCGACGGATATGCTGCGTTGAACCGGCTGATATTGCCCCGCACCGCCTCCATCGCGTCCGGGTCGCCGGAGTCCCGGGCGACTTCATACTGATCCAGCAGCCTACGACGTTTGTCCTTGATAAACGTCTCGTATTCCTTCATGAACCCGCGCTTCTCGTAAATCTCGGTCAGCTTGGTCGGGGCGAAGCCGCTCATTTGGAACAGTGCATCGTGGACCCCCAAGTCATCGGTGATGGGGTCTCCTTTAATGGTCGTCGCACCTTCGGTCCAGAACCTAGCACCCTTCATTGCATTACGGATAACCGCAGGGGACATGGTCTCCAGACCGCGATATACATACCCGTCATTGATCATGCCGAAGCCGCGATTGAGGTTGTTCGCAGCGCTCAGGAACGCCCCGCCAAAG